AGGTGGGATAAGCGGATCGAGAAAATCCTCAAGGCCACGGCGCCGGTCATGGCGCGATGGCCGACCGACCGGCACAAGGCAAAGAAGGGCCTCGTCATCTTCCCGCATTGCAATCTGACCGTGCAAGGGGTCTGGGCGTCGAGTAATCTGGACTCCGACTCGATCCGATTTCAGATCAACGAAGAGATTCACAACATGGAGCCCGGTCGCCTGCTGAAAGCCTACGGCCGTTGCACGGCGTTTTGGAATTCCTTCATCCTCAACATTTCCAACGGCGGCAAGAATGGCGACCAGCTCCACCAGGCCTTCCTGTCCGGCTCACAAGAGCACCTCGAAAACCAATGCCCCAAGTGCAAGACCTACCAGCGCATGAGGTGTCAGGCGGACAAGGAGAAGCCGGGCGGACTGCGTTACGACGCCGAGGGCTGCCGCATGGGGAACGGCGATTACGACTACAACCGCCTCGCATCGACGATCTACTACGAGTGCGAAAACCCGGACTGCCGTCATAGGATTCGGGATACGGAATCCGAACGCCGGCAACTGTCATTGTCCTGCCGGTACGGCAAGCCCCAGAACCCCGGCGCTCCCCCCACGGAGAGAAGTGTGACCTTCGAGGCCGTCGCGGTCGATTACATCCCGTGGATCGAGTTGATACAGGAGAAACACCGTGCATTGCGGGCGATGAAGTACGGCGACATCAGCCTCTACAAACGGTACATTCAGGAGCGCGAGGCGGGATTCTGGAATCCGGAAGATCGCCCGATGGCGGAGAAGATCGCCGTAACCAAGACGGTCCGCAAGGAGGGCATCCCTGATTACGACTACCGTTTCCTGATTTCGGACAAGCAGCGCGGCGAAGCGCGCAAGGATGAAGCCCCTCACTTTTGGGTTGTCATCCGGGATTGGAAACGGATCGAGAACGGGCGCATCCATACCCGGCTGGTCTACGAGGGGAAGGTCGACCTTGAGGAGGACCTGGAGAGCCTGCGTGCGGAGTATGAGGTAGAACCGCGCTTTGTGATGGTGGACTCCGGCGACCAGGCTACGCAGGTATACCGGCAGTGTGCGAAATATGGGTACGTTGCGATCAAGGGCGAAGACCGAGAATACTACATCCACGATGTGCTCGACAATCAGGGCAATGTGATTGGCAAGACCCAAAAGATATTCTCCCCGCTCCAGAGCGTGCAGGCGTTCTTTGGCGACCACGACGGGGGCCGCCCGGTGGATGTGCCGTATGTCCGCTATTCAAAACAGCAGATCCGCGACGTGCTGGACCTGATCCGCGCCAGCGATGCTTACGACTACGAGATCCCGGAGGATGTGTCAGAGGACTACCTGCGCCATTGGGACTCGGAAGAAAAGAAGGAATTTCACCATCCTCGAACCGGCGAGGCATTTATGCTGTGGGTACAGGACCTGAAGCGCAACGACCTCTTCGTATGTGAATGCTACCAGGCGCTTTTCGCGAGCATCGTCGGCATGGTGGGAAGCGATCCCGTGGTCGAGCGGCCCAATGATGTCAAATTCACCAACTCAAAAAAAACATGACAACCAACATCCCAGACTACACCGAGATCGACCCCGCTACTTCTCTACTGACGCCAAAGGAGCTGGCATACTACCTCCGCAAACATGTCACTTACGTCTACAAAATGACGCAGAGAGGGTTCCCGATGGCGGCGGGATTGGCGACATTGGACTCCGCTCAGGAATGGTTGAGGAACAATCCCGGTTTCCGGCGTGATGGGTGAAGTTTTTGCTCGCTCCGTAACAAATCGTGATATTTCGTAACAAATCGCGGTATCCTAAATGTTGATACGTTAGGGAAAAACGTGCCGAAATAGGGCCATGCCTTATTCGGCCAATGGCTTCCTTCTCCACCTCGGCATGGACACCCCCGAGGTCCTGTCCTTCCGCGAAGGGCTGAAGGCGGCAGTCGAGAAGAAGCAGGGCGCGACCGTAGTCGGATGGACGGCCAACGGTGTGAGCGTCACCAAAGAGTTTCCGCTTTCGCTACCCGCTCTCGCCGCCGAGTGCCAGTATGCGCTTGAGCGGCTCGACCCCGCAACCTTCGGGGAGCGCGGCATTTGCGTGCCTCCCCACACAACCCCGAGGTTCGGCTGATGGCGTTGCGCACGGCCATAGCGCAGGGGTTGAGCACGGTCGCCGGATGGCTCGGGGGGCATACCCAGATGTTCGGCAGGCCGCGCGATAACCGCCCGGACATGCCGCGCGGGCTGACGCGGGACCACAAAGACCTGCTCTCCCAGGTTGATCATCGCGACCTTCTCGACGCTTGCCGGTTCCTCTTCAATCGCTTTCCGATGATATCGGGCGCCGCCGAGGACAAAGCGAACCACGTTATCGGGGCTGGATGGGGTCCGCAGTTCGACGGGCAAGATACGACCTGGGGTGGTCCCGCCGAGGACTGGCTGATCGACTGGGGTAAGATCTGCGACGTGCGCGGGCAGCCCTACACGATGAAGAACAACCAGCATCTTGGTGCGGTGACACTCATTCGCGACGGGGAATATTTTATCTACCTCAACAAGACCGCATCCGGGTACCCGATGCTCCAATACCTGGAGTCTCACCGGATCGGCAACAGGTACCACAACACCGGGTACGGTAACGCCGCGGTCCGCAACGGCGTGGCCTACAACGCTTACTCCCGCCCCATTGCCTACCACTTCCTCGGCGATACAAAAGATCAGGATCAGTGGATCCCGGCACGCAATATTGTGCACGTCTACGATCCGAGATGGTTTTCGCAGGGGCGTGGGGTATCCTGCCTCGCGCTCGGAATCCTGGACTGGCTCGACGTGCTCGACACGCGCGAAAATGAGAAGATCGCACAGCGCATATTCTCCAGCCTCGCGCTGAAGCACAAAAACCAGACCGGCAAACCGGACCCCTACACGCAGCTTTTCGGCAAAGGCGGTGGCAAGCAGTCGGTCGCCGACGGCGCGGCAACGGTCGAGTCGGAGGACTTGGTCACCGAGTACAAAAAAGGGCAGACCCGCTACCTCGTGATCAATTCCGAGGAGCTGGAATCCTTCGTATCGAATCGACCGACGATGAATCAGCGCGCCTTCGAGGAGTCCATTCTTCGCGGCGCGTTCGCCGGCATGTGCTGGTCGATCGAGCAATCGCTCGACGCGTCGAAACTCGGGGGCGCATCCGTCCGGCGCGACATCTCGAAGAACCAGCGCAGCGCCGAGCGCATGCAAATGGTCCTGTTCCCCCACTGGTTCCGCGTCCACGGTTGGGCGATCGCCCGCGCGATAGACATCGGAATTCTCCCTGCCCACCCGGAATGGTTTTTGTGGGAGCCTCAACTCCCGCGTAAGATGACCGCCGACGCCGGGCGCGAAGCCAAAGAGGAGCGCGAGGATTACAAGATGGGCTTTCTCACGCTCCGCAAGCGGGCCTCATGGTATGGCGAATGGTGGCAGGATGTGCGCTCGGAGAAGGAGACCGAAGTCGATGACTTGCTGACCCGCGCCAAGCGCCTTGGCGAAAAGCACGACATCAACTTTTGGGAGGCGCTCGATCTGATCGAGCAACGCACCGCGAACCCGATGCGCGATCTGGCGGAGGAAGCTGTCTCGGGAGCCGCAGCGGACGCCAAAGAAACCGAGGGGGAAGAGGACGCCGCATGAACCAGCGCATCATCCAGCAATTTACCGCGATGCCGCTTGCGTTGGGCGAGTCTCACCTGCATGGCCTTGTCGCTTCGATCCGGGCGATGGTGGCGAGCGAACCTAAAACCGACCTATCGGCGCTCTCTTATGACTGGCTAGGCAACGAGATCCCGGCGCCATCCATGTCTGATGGCGTTATGACAATACCACTACACGGTGTCGTCGCGAAGGGGCTCGGACCGCTCGGAAAGTTTTTCGGTTTCCTGGACGTAGGAGAATTCACCACACAGGTGGAGTCCGCCGCACAAGACCCGGATGTCGGGATGATCGCGCTCTCGATCGCATCTCCCGGCGGAACAATTCTCGGCACGCGCACAGCCGCCGAAGCCGTCGCCAACGCCGCACAATCGAAGCCGGTGCTCGCCTACACCGACGACATGATGACCAGCGCGGCCTACTACATCGGCGTGGGTGCGAACCAGGTGATGGTCGGCTCCGGCGCTGCGGTGGGGTCTGTCGGTGTCTTTACCTACTTGCTCGACGCGACCCAGTTCTTTGAGGATCGCGGCGTAAAGGCATTCATCATCCGCTCCGGCGACAAGAAGGCCATCGGCGCATACGACATCGACAAGCTCGACGAAGAGAAGCTCGCGATCGTGCAAGAGGAGGTGGACGCCTTCGGTGCCGAGTTTCGCGGCTTTGTCCAGAGCCACCGGGCGATATCCGACGATAACCTGCAAGGGCAATATTTTTCCGGCGAGGAAAGCACCCGCCGCAATTTCGCCGATCGAACGGCGAGAACCTTGAGCGAGGCCCTCCGAAGCTTCGCGCTGTAACCATAATACCACTACACCATGAGCAAGACCATCAAAACACTGTCTGAGGCGCGCGCCGAAGTCGAACGGCTGGAGGGCGAAGCGACAGCACTGCAATCCACCATCGCCGAGCGTGACGCTACGATCGCCGAGCAGGCGGAATCCATCACCGCCCTGGAAGGCGAACGCGACACAGCCGCCGCTGAGCGCGACGAAGCCAAGACCTCAGCCGCGACCGCGAACACCGAGCGGGACACCGCAAATGCGGATCTCGAAAAGGTCAACGCCGATCTCGCCGCCGTCAATGAGCTTATCGGCACGATCGGGATCAAACCCGACGCCGAAGCGAAGGACAATCGCGCGGCCCTCGAAGGCTTCATCAACTCCCGTGCCGCAGCCCGCGCTCAGGAGATCGTCGCCGCCCAGGGTGGAGACACTCCGCTTGAGACGGACGGCGCATGCGGCGGCCCCGGCGGCAAGGCTGCTTCCGACGACAAAACCGACCTTTCGCCGGAAGCGCGCATTCGCGGCTCGGTGCGAATCGCAAACTGACTCGCAAAATCTAACTCAATACCAAAATGGCAAACGAATACCCAACACTACTCGACCTCGCGACCCGGACCAATGTGGACATGGCCGTCGGGGTCGTGGACAACGCATCGAAGTTTGTTCCCGAGGTCTCCCGCATCATCGGGCGACCGATTGGCGGCATCAGCTACGATGCGACAATCCTCACCTCCAAAGGCAAAGGCACCTTCCGCGAAGCGAACGCTGGAGTCGAAACCACGAAGGCGGTTTACACCAAGCAGCATGTGCCGACCTTCATTTTCGATTCGCAGATGGAGGCCGACAAGGCCGTCGCCGACGCCGATCCATTTGGGCGTGACGCCTTCCTCGCAATGGAGGCCATGACGACCACGGAAGGAAACTTCGAGGAACTGGCGAACCAGTTCTACTACGGGGTTCAGTCGACGTCCAAAGGCTTCAACGGTCTCCAGGAATCTGTCGCAGCCGCACTCACGTTCAAGGCCGGAGGCACGACCTCCAACGAACAGACCTCCGCGTATTTGATTTGGAATGACATCCGGGGGATGCATTTCGTCTACGGCGCGAACGGCGGAATCGAGGTCTCGAATGAGTGGCGCACGCAGAAGATCGTCCGCGACAGCAAAAGCCTGACGGCCTACGTCAATGGGATGACGTTCTGGATCGGCCTTCAGGTCATGCCGTTCTCGGTCGCTCGCATCTGCAACATCGAGGACTCGGACAACAAGCGCTTGACAGACTCGCTGATCGCGGAAGCCCTCGAAGCATTTCCGCTTCGCAGTCGCCCGAACATGATCCTCACCTCCCGGCGTGGTGCGATGACGCTCCAAAAGAGCCGGAGCGCAACCACGATCCAAACCGGGACGAAGACCTCCGCCGGCATCGAAATCTGGGCACCCGAGCCGACTAGCTCGAACGGTATCCCGATTATCGTTACCGAGGGAATCGTCGCGACTGAGGCTGTAGTCGCGTAACCACTACCCACACTCCAAACGCACAAATATTATGAGCCGCAAAATCCAAGACGCTGAGCTGAACGTCAGCAAAGCACTTCCCGCCGCCGACGCGAACAACACCACGGACTCGATCGACCTCGGGGCCGCCACGCCGTGGCCGACCACGGAAACAATCGGAGTCGACCTATCGGTTCCGGCGACCCCGGATCTCGTCGAGGCTAAAACGATTACGTTCACCCTCGAAGAATCGGCGGACAACAGTTCGTTCGCCGCAATCGCCGAGTTGGCAACCCTGGTCGTTACCGGTGCCGCATTGGCCGCAGGCGGCCCCGCCGCAACGCGGACGATCTACCTGCCGCCGTCGGTTAAGAGGTATGTTCGCGCCAAAGCCGCGGTTCTCGCCGACGGCGGCGACAACACCGGCGTCAGCTACTCGCTCGGTCTCCGCTTCTGAGTTCTTCATCCGTCCCTCCTGTTGACGGGGCGCGCCGCCTAAACCCCGGCGCGCCCCAACGACGGGCCTCGATATGCGAGACGAAATGACAGCCGACATGGGCGAGGTGCTCGATGACTGGGATCAATCCTTCAAGTTTGGATCGGTCTCATTCAAGGGCTTGCTTGTCCGCGAGGAAGCAGGCCCCACGCAGCACACCGGCGTCCGCAAGGAGCAGTCAGGATTCGCCCTGATCGTCAACGTAGACGATCTCCCCGGAGGGCTTCCAGAGAAAGGCGATGTCATCACGGAATCAGGCGGTAAGAGTTGGCGTGTCATTGAAGACCCAATACAGCTTTTCGGCGTTCCACACGTAACCCTCAGACTTGGCAGAACGATATGAGCAACGAATGGAAAGACGGCGACCGGACATTCTCCGGCACGATCAAGGGTGACTCGCAGGTCACGGTGTCCAATGTGGGAGACTTCCCCGGCGGCAACCTCGCACCTCGTCTGCCGCAGTCCGGCAGCATCATCGAGCATCCAGACGGCCCGAAGTATCGGGTGATCGGGTACCGCCATGCACCCGGCGAGAACACCGCTCAGCTCAATGTCGAGCCGGTCGATCCGCCGAAAAAGGCGAAGGCCAAGGAGGTCGCAGTGGACAATGAGTAAACCACTCCTCAGCGGGACGATGCAGGGTGATGTCGACGCTCTCGGGAGGGAGTTGCTCGACTACGCCCGCATGCGCAGCGGCCGAACCGCCGCCGAGGTGCTATCGCAGAAGGGGCGTGATCTCTCGATCAAAGTCGGCCAGGAATTTCGCAAGTTGCGCCCGGCGCGCGGTCAGATCCGCGAGGAAGCCGAGCAACGCGGCTATCGCGTCCGCGTCCGCGATAGCATCACGGAGGCGATGGCGGAGAACCCGCCGCGTGGCATGAATGCTCGCGCGGCCGCCGTTAAGCGCGAGCTTGCGGTCCGTGCACGCGGGGCAGGGTATTTGTCCTATCACTGGTTCTACCGCGATTGGCGGCCGTACCGTGAGACCGAAGGCGCGCCGCGCACTCGCAGATTCGAGCGTCAGACCCGGCAGAACAAAACGGTTGGGGCGGTTTCCGAGCGGTTTGACGGTCGCCAAGACGCGCCGCAGTCGGTCCTGATAAGGTCCACCGCCGAAGGTATCCAGACGGTGGATGCACAGCACACGGCATCCCGCAGGGCGATCAGCGCCGTACGCAAGGACACTGCTGTCTACATGGCGCGCAAGCAACGTGAGCGGGCGCAGAAAAGCATCAGGCGCGGCATCCAGCTAGCACGGAGGGCTGTGGCATGAGCGAGCTCTCGCTCACCAATCTGCGGTCCGTGGTCAAGGGGCTGATCCAGGCTCGGGCCTACTTTACCGNCATCCCGATCCTGACCGAGGATCAGGATGATTACGATGATGCGGTCGAGTCGGCCATGATGGAGCAGGGGATCTGCGTCATCGTCCTGCGCTCGCACGCGGGCGGGGCTGGCCACCACTCCCGCCGCGTGGTGATGACACCGCAGTTCGCGGTCAACGTCCGTGAGAATCCGAAGGCCAACGCCACCGGGAAGGACGCAGAGGCTGTATTGGAGCGGGTCATACAGGCGGTCATCTCGCATCCGGACATCAGCGTGAGTTCAAGCGGCTACGGGCGCAACCCTGAGGAGATCGGGGTCTTTTCTATCTACATAGATTTCACGGTCCGGGGCATTCCGCTCTTGCACTCGGAACCGGAGGGAGGCGAGTGATGCATTTACGATTTACCGCCGTCCTTATTTTGTGCGCGCTCGCGCTGAGCGCCTGCGGGTCCGTGACGCAGGCACGCGCCCAGGCGGGCGTCCAAAACGTAAGGAGGCCCGCATGATGGCGGTCGACCTGGCAACCTTGTTTTTGCTCGCGATCAACACATTGGTCGCTGCGGGGCTGAGCGTCATGGGGATTATGGTACGCCGATTCCTGATGGACCTCCGCGAAGTGGAGGCTTCAATCACAGAGGTCCGGAGTGATGTTGCCAGCCTCCAAACGAAGGTGGCCCTGGTCGACGCCAGAGAGCGCGATCTCAACCGTATAGAAAATGATCTCAAGCGCGGGTTCAAGGACCTCAAATCGCAGCTCGACGACATCTATAAGGAGCTTCGCGGCAAGGCCGACAAGCCCAACACGTAATCCCTTTATTCTAACCACACCGGAGAAACTATACTATGGCGCTTCCATCCACCTCAGACCAGCCGGCCAAGACCATTCTTGCCCGCACGAACATTCTCGAAATCACCCCTGACGGCGGATCAATCCACCGCGTTCTCTGCAAGAGGATCGGGGACACGCCGACCCGCTCCTTTCGTGAGCGTATGCGCAGCGGGACGAACTTTTTGCGGACTACCCGGATGGCTCCGCAAGAGGCCGGCGACGAGTTCCGGATCGTGCTCGACGAGTTCGGCGCCGCTCTCATCGCGTTCATTCTGGGCGACAACAACGGCAAGTGCACCGCCCGGTTGATCGTGCGCGATCCGTCAACGACGAGCGGCGACCAGGCCTACATCACCAACACTTTCAACGCGACGGCCTCGCTCGACGGTGACCTCTCATTCGATATCGAGGCGGACAGCACCGTCCAGTTTACGATTGCGCTCAATGCCACCGAGCGCGTAACGCGCAACATCGATGTCACTACAGCGATCACCGTGCCCGACGACGTGCCGGACGAATCGCTGATGGTCAACAAGATCATCTTCGCGATTCAGCCCGCCGCCGCCGACACCCGCAGTCTCGACCTGGAGGCGCGGCAGGTGACGTTCCGCCAGGCGAAGGAGTTCGCCGATCGGCGCGTGCGAGACGCCGGCGGATGGCTCCGCACGAGCCGCCGCGCCCCGCAGTCGATGTCGGAGGAGGTCATGGTAACTCTCGACGAGTTCGAGCCGGACGCCGGCACGGCTCCCGTCCTTTCCGGCCTTCACAACTGGCTGACGAGTACGGCGGACGGCAAATGCAGCTTCCAGGTTTACATCATCGACCACGGCGCATCGGCGAACGTCGCATCCTTCGCGATCGAGAGCGATGTGGAGGGCGACACGGACAACGCCTACGCCCGGCTCGACGGCGAGACGGCGTTCGAGGAAGAGGCGACCGATTTCTCGCAATACACCGTCGCGCTCAAGCCCTCGAAGCCGCTGAGCTACAGCATCGACAAGTCAGTCTAATTTCCGCCCATACGGTGCCGGCGGCTGAACCTAAGATCGCGGATCAAAAAATGAGACATACAGGATCAAGCTGAATCAATGGGGAGGCCGCCGGTTTCCGGGTGGGCAAAACGACAACATCGAACCGTATGGAGCACATGGATACACAGCAAAAGACAAAGACCTCGGATTACAGCGGGTGTGAAGAAATCGAAGTCACGCATGAAGACGGCGCAAAGGAGGCCGTCAAAGTCAGGCGCGTAAAGCTCAGCCAACTGCACCGGCTGGCGCGGGCGATGCAGAGCGACAACATCGCCGAGCGGGTCGCGATCTACTGCGATAAGACCGTGGACTGGGCGGACTCGCTCACTCTCGAATCAGTCTGCGAAGTCCTGAGAATTGGGAACACTCTCGCGCGCCCTACTTTGCTGGCTCGTCAAAAAATGATCGA